ATTGCTCTCAAAAAAATAACCCCTGATGACGTTCAAAGAGTTGTAACCAAGAGAATCTGGGCTTCTGGAACAACATATGATTACTATAGACACGACTATAGTATTTCAAATACTCCACCAAACTCTAGTGGTACAACTCTTTACTCTGCAAATTATTATGTAATTAATAGCGACAACAGAGTTTATATCTGCCTTCAGAATGGAACAACTCCAGAAACTCCTGATGGCAAACCATCTTTGGATGAGCCAAGGTTTGTTGACTTAGAGCCAAGAACAGCAGGATCTAGTGGTGATGGTTATATATGGAAATATTTGTATACAATTAAACCAACCGAGATTGTAAAGTTTGACACTGTTGACTTTATTCCTGTTCCAAAAGACTGGGATAATAATGCCGAAACATCTGCAGTAAAAGGAAATGCAGTTGATGGTAGTGTTAAAATTGTTGTTATTAAAGACAGAGGAGTTGGTGTTGGTACTGCTAACAGAACATATACCAGAGTCCCTATTAAGGGTGATGGTACTGGAGCAGAGTGTACAGTAGTAATCAATAATGATCAAAAGGTAGAAAGCGTAACTATTTCCAACCAAGGATCAGGATACACCTTCGGAAATGTTGACTTAACTTCTGGAGGAATTCCAGATGCAGATACTGAACCAGTTTTAGATGTTATTATGACCCCCTCTGGTGGTCATGGCGCTGATATCTACAAAGAACTTGGAGCAAGTAATGTATTGATGTATGCAAGAATTGAAAATGACGTTGAAAACCCAGACTTTATTACCGGTAATGAAATTGCAAGAATCGGTCTCGTAGAGAATCCTCTGATTTTTGGATCATCTCAAAAATTAATTTCAGAAAAAGCAAGTGCAGTTTATGCATTGCGTCTGGCTGGTGTTGGATATAGTTCTGCAAAATTTACTGCAGATTCATTTGTCACACAAACAACTGGAACTGGAGTTACCGCAGTTGGTCGGGTCGTAAGTTATGATCAGACAACGGGCGTCCTTAAGTATTGGCAAGACAGAACTCTTGCAGGATTTAATACTGTAGGAACAGCACAAACAAATCCACAATATGGATATGATCTGACAAGATTTACATCCTCTCCGACTTCTGGCGGCAACTTGACAATCGTTGGTGGAACTGTCAACTTATCAATTAGTACAAGTTTCAGTGGTTTCACTACCTCAATAAATAATAAGACATACTACCTTGGACAAAACTTTACAAACGGTCTTTCCAATCCAGAGGTCAAAAAATATTCTGGAAACATAATTTATGTTGACAACAGACCAGCGATTAGAAGATCTTCCAGCCAAAAAGAAGACATTAAAATTATACTGCAGTTCTAATTAACTATGGCCCAACTTACCAACCTTAACGTCTCACCATATTTTGATGATTTTGATCCGAGTGACAACTATTATAGGGTTCTTTTTAAGCCAGGTTATCCAGTTCAAGCAAGAGAACTAACTGGTTTACAGTCAATTCTTCAAAATCAAATTGAAAAGTTTGGTCAGCACTTTTTTAAAGAAGGTGCAAAAGTTATTCCTGGAAATACTGCATATTCTCAAGATTATTTTTGTATTCAGTTAAATAATACTCACTTAGGAATTCCAATTTCATACTATAGTGATCAACTTGTTGGAAGAAGAGTTATTGGTTTAGTTTCTGGTGTAACTGCAATTGTATCAAAAATTTTACCTGCAGAAGATTCTGAAACTGGAAATACAACATTTTATATCTCATATCTTTCGACAGGATCTAATAATGACCAGAAAGATTTTACTGACGGTGAATTATTAGCGTGCGATAATGATATTCTCACTGGTCCATTAAATAATCCATTCATTCCTGCAGGAGAAGCTTTTGCTTCTCTTATTTCTGAAAATGCTACTTCAACGGGATCAGCATTTTCTATCGTTAATGGTGTATACTTTGTTAGAGGTCATTTTGTTAATGTAGATGATGAAACGATCATTCTAAGTCAATATACTAACAGACCTAGTGTTAGAGTTGGTCTTAGAATACAAGAAGAAATTGTTAATGCTGATGAGGATGAGAGATTAACGGATAACTCAAAAGGATTTAATAATTATGCTGCTCCAGGAGCAGATAGACTTAAGATATCTTTATCTCTTTTTGCTAAACCATTAGATGATTTTAATGATTCTAACTTTGTTGAGTTAGCAGTTATTTCTGATGGTCAACTTAGGTCCCAAATAAAAAATACACAATATAGTATTATTGCAGATGAACTTGCTAGAAGAACCTATGCAGAATCTGGCGATTACACCGTAACTCCTTTTGATATTTCACTCAAAGAAACATTAAATAATAGAATTGGTAACAATGGACTTTATCAAGAGGGAAGTTTTACATATAATGGCAATCCCGTTAGCGAAGATCTTGTCAATTATGTAATTTCTCCCGGAAAAGCATTTGTTAAAGGATATGAAGTAGAAACGATAGGAACAACATATCTCGATGTTCCCAAACCAAGAACATCTAGGACTTTAACAAATCAATCGATTAATTATAATACTGGTTCATTACTAAAAGTAAATAATTTAACCGGACACCCAGTAATTGGATTGGGAAATACTTATGTTGTTAGTTTAAGAAGTGAAAGAGTTGGTGTAAATAGTCTATCTTCTCCTGGAGTTGAAGTTGGGGTAGCAAGGGTATATGATTTTGCTTTAGAAGCTGGTTCATATGAAACCGTAAATCCAGATACAAATCAATGGGATCTCTCCCTTTATGATGTTCAAACATTTACAAGAATTACTGTAAATGAACCAATAACTCTTCCAGTTCCAACTTTTATAAAAGGAAAATATAGTGGAGCTACTGCATTTTTGAGAGATTCTGTCTCTGCTGGAACAGCTATTACTGTATATGAGCAGGTTGGACAATTCTTAGAAAACGAACCATTTATATTCAATGGTGTAGAAAATAATAGAATTGCAATTGGAGTAACAAATTATGGATTGTCTGATGTAAAATCTGTCTATGCTGGTCCAGCACTTGGTGCAGTAGGATTTGCAAAAACATTTACAGCGGATACTATTCAAACTGACTTCTTAACTATAGGTATTGCAACTATTACCCCATACAATGCAACCACAGGAAGAAGCACTGTCAGAAGTACAAACCCAATTTTCCCTGGGACTTTAGTCAGAGAAAATGATTTAATTCAGTATTCGGGAAATACTGGAAATCCAGAATTTAATTACGCTAGAGTTGTTAGTGTTGCAACAACTTCAATCGAAGTTGTCGGTGTCACAACTGTTACTGGAGTAGCTCAGGGTGGTCTTCCAACTGGGAGCAATTTAAGTATTACCGACCTCAAACTTCTTACTACATCATTGTTAAAATCTGAAGATAATACATTATACACGCCTATGCCGCGTAATTTGATTTCTAATGTTGATTTAACTGATGCTTCAACAAACATTAGAAGATCATACACCGTTAATATATCTGGAAATCAACTTTCATCGGCGCTTGTTGCGGGAACAAATGAAACATTCCTTGCTTTCGATGAGGAGAGATATACTTTAATACGGTCAAATGGCAAAACTGAAGAATTAACCTCTGATAGATTCTCATATACCTCTGGATCAACAGTTCTCCAAATTAATAATCTTGGGGCAAATGATACTGGAGCGACTTTAGTCGCAACTCTCAAAAAAATTAAACCAGTTGCAAAAGTTAAGAGACAAAATAGAGTTAATTCTGTTGTCATTGATAAGTCCAAAACAGAAGGATCTGGCATTGGAGCTACAACTTTAAACGATGGATTAACATATGGAAATTATCCATATGGGACTAGAGTTCAAGATGAGGACCTGTCACTGAATGTAGCTGATGTTGTTCGTCTCCATGCAATTTACGAATCAACAGATACAAGTGATCCATCGGCACCAAAAATGACTTTGACTGCTTTGAATGGTCCAACTGCAAAAACTTCTGATTTAATCATTGGTGAGAGGATGCTTGGTAATGACTCTGGTGCTGTTGCAATCTTGGCTGAGAAGTTATCAGATTCCCAAATTTCATACATTCCTTCTGGAAAACTGCCATTTAAAGAAGGTGAAACAATTTCTTTCAGTGAGTCAAATGTTGAAGGTGTATCAGCCGTTTTACAAACTGTAAGTAGAGATGTAACATCTGGTTATACTTTTAATAACAATCAACAAGGAACTTTCTATGACTATTCATTTATTCAAAGAAAGAGAAACTTTAAAGAATCTTCAAAACGATTAAAAGTATATTTTGCAAATGGTTATTTTGAATCTTCTGATACTGGCGATTTAATAACAAAAAATTCTTACGATTCATTTAATTATAAAAGAGATATTCAAATCGTTGATGGTTACAGAAACACGGATATTATTGATATTAGACCTAAAGTTTCAAACTATACGGTCAGTTTGAATTCTAGATCACCACTAGAATTCTTTGGAAGAAGATTTGATGGATCTGGAAACTCTGTCACAAATATTTTAGCGTCCGATGAATCAATCACCGCAAATTACTCATATTATCTCGGCAGAAAAGATTCAGTTTTCTTAACTAAGTCAGGAACATTCCAGGTTCAATATGGAGAACCCTCTGAAAAACCAGAAAAGCCAATTCCAATCGATGATGCATTGGAAGTTGCAAATGTAGATCTTCCAGCATATCTGTTACATACAAGTCAAGCATCTATTAATTTCTTGAATAACAAGAGATATAGAATGCAAGACATTCGTGAGTTAGAGAACAGAATTAAAAATCTTGAATACTATACATCTCTCAGTTTGTTGGAACAAAAAACTGAAAATCTGTTCATTCCCGATCAGTCTGGTCTGAATAAATTTAAATCTGGATTCTTTGTTGATAACTTTACTTCTTTTGTTCCTCAGGATGAAAACAAAGTAATTAAAAATAGTATTGATATCCAAAACCAAGAACTAAGACCAAGCCACTATACAAACTCCATTGATTTGATGGTTGGTCCTGTTGAGGGTGTCAACCCAACGGCAGATCGTAGATATCTTGAACCAGAGGGAACAGGAGTTAAAAGATCTCTGGATGTTATCACTCTTGACTATACCGAAAAGGAGTGGTTAAAGCAAACCTTTGCAACTAGAACCGAAAGCGTAACACCATTCTTAGTTAGTTTCTGGCAAGCATCTGT